TGGCTCTATTTATATGTCAACGGCATCAGCGAACCCAGGCACATTATTCGCCAATACAACCTGGGCGGCTTTTGGTGCTGGTAGGGTTTTAATTGGCGCAGGCACTGGAAACGATGGCACTGATTCTGTTGCGTTTACTGCGGGCAATCAGTCAGGGTTATATAACGTGAGTTTGACCGTGGACCAAATGCCGGCTCACGATCATGGTGGCGGTAGTCACACTCATCCAGTAAGAATCGACTCAGGCCAAAATCCTACTGGCTTTGGTAGTGTAAGCAACTTTATAACCGGTACTGGCTCTTCTACGCAGTCTTCGGGAACAATTATCAATACGCAAGGTTCAGGTGATTCTCATACAAACGTACAGCCACACGTTGTGGTTTATATGTGGCAACGCACTTCATAGGTATAAATTATGGCAGATGGCAGTACTACTAATTACAACCTGATTCTACCTGAGATTGATGGTGCAGATGGAACCTGGGGCGTCAGCCTTAACTCCAACCTGGACGATCTTGACTCACTGTTAAGTGGCGGCACTGACCTGGTTGCGTTGTCAGTGACGGGGACGGTGACTGCAGGCGGTTTAAGTGTAACTACGAATAATGCTGACGCTAATTTTAATTTAGGGACCGGCGCTTTAAACATAACCACAACCAGCCAGAATGAAGCGTTAAATATAATTTCTACCCAAGCCGCCAGCTCAAATGATGCGCCAGAGATTCGTATTTTTAGAGATGTTACTGGTTCGGTAAACAATCAACTGGGGGCTTTGAGGTTTAGGGGTAGAGATAGTGGTGGAACAACCCGCGACTTTGCGAGGGTTTTATCTGTCCTTCGGGACGCCAGCCCAAGCTCTCCTAAAGGCCGACTGTTTATTGAGTGTTTAGATGGTAGTGGAACCCTTGCAAATTCGTTAACCATAGATCATGACAAGGTAGCGTTAGGTAGCGAAACCGAGGTTGTAGATTTAGAGGTTAGCGGTGACGTTTATATTCACAACCAAAAGAAACTTATCTTAGAGGATACCAGCGGAAACGAAGCGTTTTCAATAAGGACTTCAATAAATAATGTCACAACTATTGAGGAGACAGGTAGCGGCAATTTAGAAATTAAAGGTGATGCGTTAGTTATTTATTCTAATAACCGTGATAATGCTAAAATTATTGTCCACGACGAGGCTGGCGTAAAGATTTTATCGGAAGTAAGTGGCGACACTTCTGATAGCTATAACCGCATAATGACTGGCAACCAGCACTCAGGCACAAGATTTTTTTGCGGAACCAACGAAACCAACGTTATTGCTGAGGTAGTGACTGAAGGTTTTAATGTATATGGCGACCCTAATACTTCCGGCACAGATGTCAATATAGAAAGCACAACCGGCCCGGCTAAACTCAATATTACAAGCACTTATTCAGGCGGTACTGATTTTCAAAATGGAGCAGGGCTAGAAATAGGCGCTTTAGGTAAGGCTTATGTAGACTTAAAAAACCCTGCCACTGATGATGTTGACATGAGGATGTTGCATGATGGCAATAGTTATGTGGTTTCTCATACAGGATTTTTGACTTTAAAAAGTGCCGAAAACGGTAACAGTGGTTCGCCGGTTCGATTAGCTCAAGGGGATGACATAAAGCTTACAACTACTGCTGATGGTATAAACGTAACAGGTACAGTAGAGGCTGATGGTTTTAGTGGTACAGGCTCAGTTGAGATAACAGACTTCGTTACTGATGTCTCCACAAATAACAATGACACAACTGTACCGACTACAGCGGCTGTTAAGTCGTATGTTGATACTACTGGCGGAGGTGAAACTTTAGCTCAGACGCTCGCGCTCGGTAATACAACTGGCGGAACAGATTTACAGATCACTTCAGGAGATGTAATTCAAGGCGCTGCTGTTTTGGCATTGAGGCATGGCAGCTCTGCCCAGACAGCGCTTCAATCAAGCACTGGCTTCAGTCGGATTGCTGTAGATGAGCAGCAGGCAGCTCTTTACTACGGTCTCAACGCCAATCAAAGCTCAGAAAAACTAGCGACTACCGTAACAGGTGTGGATGTAACTGGCACAGTCGAAGCCGATGGGTTTAGCGGCACTGGCAGTGTATCTATCACTGACTTTATCGACGATGACACTTTTGCCACAGCAACGGCCACTAATGTTCCAACTGCTGAGTCTGTAAAGGCATATGTAGATGCTAATGGCGGCGGGACACTCTCCCAGGTTTTGAGTCTTGGTGACACAAGCGGCGGCAATGACATAATAGTCACCGATGGCGGCAAGCTGGTGTTGAGAGACCCAAGCGGAACATCTGACGGTGAGATTTACCGCACCACAGCGCTTTATATCGATGACCCCAGTAACGTCGTGGTTCAGTACGACGGCAGTAATAGAATTATTGCAGGGTCGGGCGGCACAACTCTTTATGGTACTGCTGTTGGGGCCGTTACTGACCAGGTTGAGGTGACGAGTGAAACAACGACCAGTGGATCGGTTAACCTTCCTGTATTAGCCCTTACTAATAACGCAACGCCCACCAGCACTCAGAATCGTCCTGGTGCGATTGCACTGCTTGGCAAAAACTCCTCGGGGCAAAAGGTATCTTACGCTTCGTTTTATTCCACTGTGTCAACTTACGGCGCTGGTGGGACGCACAGCGGATCACTTATTTTTACCGTTGCAGACGGCTCTGGCGCTACAGCACCGATCACTGACTTAACTGATGAAAGCTGGAGAACGGGTCACTCTATAGCGTTAAATATAAACAAAGATTACATGCTAACTACAGGTTACATAGGCACTGCTGCAAATGAGCTTAGGTTTACTACAGGTAACAACCCTCAATCTATAAAAGATAGTGCAGATCAATCAGTAAGTAAGCAAGGCTATAGTCTACATATGCCTGAAGGCAGTAGCCCTAAAGTTATGAGTATTGGTGGGCTTGGGCCGGGCGACAGCTATCTCGGCGCTAATAAGACTGCCACACAATTTTTGAAATACCGCGGCCAGCATTTGATTAGATTTAGCGCAACCGGGGTAACGTATGATTTACCGCCTGTTTCTGCGCCTAGCACGATAAGCGATACCACTGCGAATATAGGTGACGTTTGGCAAATAAGTAACGCGGGTTCGAGTGGTAGTGTAACGATAGACCGAGATGCGGTTTCAAACCAAACCGTTTATTGGGTAACTGGGACATCGCTGACACAATTTCTTAATAACCCAGTGATTGCTGTTGGTGGCTCAATTCAGCTTCAAGCGGTTGGGACTAACACTTACATGATTTTTAACGCAACGGGATTATCTGATGCCTAGCATACAAGAGCTTTTAGATAGTGGCGATATTGCGGCGGCGCTTGCAGCTGCAGCAGAAGACCACTTTGACAGAACACGCAGGTTGCGCGCTGAGTTACTTGCAGAAACCGATTATACCCAATTACCTGATACAGCAATGAGTGATGCAAAAAAAGCTGAGTGGGCAGCATATCGCCAGGCGCTCAGAGATTTACCGCAAACATATTCTTCTGCGACAAGCTTTGCGGAAATTATTTTCCCAACAAAGCCGTCTTAATGTGAGGCGTAAATAAGTTATGTGGCAAAGTTTAATTGGCCCGATAGCAAACGTTGCAGGCTCTTATTTAAAAAATAAAGGCGAAGAGCGGCAGGCTAAGCATAAGGCTAAGATGGCCACAATAAAGAATAACGCCGACTGGGAAAGTAAGATGGCGGATGCGTCGAGTAACTCATGGAAAGATGAGTTTTGGACCATCGTATTAGCGATACCGATTTTTATGGTTGGGTATGCGATTGCTGTAGACGATGTTGCGGTTATTCAGCGCGTTACGCTTGCGTTCGATGCGTTATCTGATTTGCCTGAGTGGTATCAGTATTTACTGTTTATCGCTATATCCAGCAGCTTTGGCATTCGGGGTGCTTCAAAATTAATGGAGCTGAGGAAAAAGTAATGGCACTGGTCAGTTTAGAAATACCCGCAGGCGTTTACCGCCACGGCACAGATTTAGAATCAAAAAATCGCTGGCGAGATGTCAGTTTGGTGCGCTGGGAAAATAACGCGCTGAGGCCCATTGGTGGATGGCAGAACAGGCAGAAGATCACTCCTGGGAATCCTGCAACAGAAGATATTACCGTGACTGACCCGGCGCGAGGCGCGCTTGCATGGATTTCTGACGACGGTGACGCAAACTTAGCAGCAGGCACTTATCAGAATCTTTACCACATCTCTCAGCCTGGCGTAAGAACAGATATAACGCCCGCAGGCTTTACTCCAGGCTCTGAGGACGCGGAACCCAATATAGGCTTTGGTGGTTACTATTATGGGTATGGATATTACGGCATAGAGCGGCCAAGTGAAACAATTGGTGCTGAAGCGACAAGTTGGTCTTTGGATAATTGGGGTGAGTATCTTGTTGCCTGCGCCACATCGGACCGGAAGATATACGAGTGGCAATTAGACCCTCTTGCTGATGCAGCACTGATTACCAACAGCCCACTTGCTGATGCAATTGTCGTGACCGACGACCGATTTCTTTTTGCATTAGGCGCAGGAACAAATCCGAGAAAGGTCCAGTGGTGT